GACGACGAAAACGAGCGCGTCGTCCGGTGAAAACGAGCGGATCGAAGCGAGGGTGTGGCCCGGGGTTTCCACGACCGGCAGACGAAGAAATCCGTCGCGGCCGGTTGATACTCCCGTGTGCCTTCTTTCCAAACCAAAGATTCCGCCTGTCCAAGCCCCTGCCACCCCGCCTCCCCCGCCCACTGACACGGCCACCAGCGTTCGCGAAACTCCGAGCACCCGCACCTCTGCGGACCTCGCCGCGAAACGACGTGGCCTCAGTGCGCTGACGATCAACAAGACCGCTACCACCGGCATCAACGCCTCCGGTAGCGGCGCGGGGTTGAAGGTATGACGGCCTACCTCGTCGTTGCGTTAGACTACGTGCTGACGCACCACCCGAAGCTCGCCTCGGTCGTGAACTGGCTCAACCCCATCTTCACCGGCCTCGCGTTCTTCAAACTAGACCTCGACCTCACCTTGAAGGTGCTCGCTTTCCTGTTCGTCACTCTTCCCCTCGGCATCGTCCAGTGGGGCCATGCAGTGAAGTTCCTGAAGGAGCGTCGGGCCAAGAAGAATGACTCCCGAAACGCCTGAGGTTCCCACCGCGGCGTCGCGATACAAGCAGCTCCTCACCGACAGACAGCCCTTCCTCGATCAGGCAAGAGAGTGCGCGAAGCTCACGCTTCCGTTCATCATGCCTCCCGAGGGCTCGGCTGGCCAAAAGCTCTCGCAGCCGTGGCAAAGTGTCGGCTCGCGCGGGGTCAACAATCTCGCGGCAAAGCTCCTCCTCGCTCTATTCCCGCCGAACACTCCGTTCTTCAAGCTGGCGGTCGACCGCTTCGAGCTGAAGAAGATCGCGAAGGACGTTCGCACGAAGACCGCTCTCGAAGAGGCCCTCTCCGAAATGGAGCAGGCTGTCCTCACGGAGCTGGAGACGAGCGCCGCGCGGCCCAGCGTCGCCGAAGCACTCGTCCACCTCATCGTCTCCGGCAACGGCCTGATCGAGGTTCCGCCCAGCGGCCCGCTCAAGTTCTATCGCCTCGACCGCTACGTGGTGCAGCGCGACCCGATGGGTGCGCCCAAGCTCATCATCATCCACGAGTGCGTCTCGCCCGAAGCTCTCCCTGAGAAGTTCCTCAAGAGCATTCAGGGGCTCAACAAGCTCACGGGCAAACAGGAGAAACAGAAGGCCGACAAGAAGCTCGGCCCGCCGACTAAAAACATCGACCTCTACACCGTGGTCGAGCGTGTGTCGGCGTCTCAGTGGGAAGTGTGGCAAGAAGCCTACGGGAAAGAAATCCCCGGCACCTACTACACCACGTCGACGGACAGGCTCTCGTTCATTCCGCTTCGGTTCACGAAGATCGACGGCGAGGACTATGGCCGCGGCCTCGTCGAGCAGTATCTCGGCGACCTCATTTCCCACGACGGCCTGAGCCAAGCGCTCTGCCAAGGCTCTCTCGCCGCGGCCAAGATTCTCTTCCTCGTCAAGCCCACCGGCACGACCGACGCGAAGGAACTGGCCGAAGCAGACAACGGCGACTTCGTGGCGGGCAACGAGGAGGACGTGAAGGTTCTCCAGATGCAGAAGTTCTACGACTTCCGCACCGCCAAGGAGCAAGCCGACGCTATCGAGGCACGCCTCAATGCCGCGTTTCTCGTCCTCGCTGGAATGCAGCGAGACGCCGAGCGCGTTACCGCGGAGGAAATCCGCGCACTCATTCAAGAGCTGGAAACCTCGCTCGGCGGAGTCTACTCCGTCCTCGCGCAGGAGTTCCAACTGCCGCTTGCCTCCGCCTACATGGCGCGCATGGCGCGGGACTCTCGCCTCCCCAAGCTCCCGAAGAAGGTCGTCGCCCCGACGATCACCACGGGTGTTGAGGCGCTGGGCCGTGGTAACGACCTCCAGAAGCTCGACCTCCTCGTGAAGGACATTGCGCAGACGTTCGGCCCCGAGGCCGTGGCGACCTACGTTGTCCCGAGCGAATACTTCACGCGCCGTGCTACGGCGCTCGGCATCACCACGAAGGGTCTCATCCGGTCCGAGCAGGAAGTCCAAGACTCCCAGCAACAGGACATCCAACGGATGCAGGCTCAGGGCATCACCGAGAAGATCGGACCCACCGTGGCGAAAGCCGTCCTCGCACAGAATCAGTCCTAACAAATGGCAGACCCCATCCGCATCCAACTCCCGTCCGACGCCACCTCCACTGCGAAGCCCACCAACGGCCAACAGCAGCAGGAGCAGCCGTCGCAGGAACAACAGCAACAGCAGCAGTCCAACCAAGCCCCGCAGCGCCCCGAAGGCGTGCCGGAGAAATTCTGGAAAGACGGCAAAGTCGACACCGACGCGTTGCTGAAATCCTACACGGAACTGGAGAAGAAGAACAGCGCTCCTCAGCAGAAGCAGGGCGAGCAGCAGCAGCAGGAGAAATCCGACGCCGACAAGTCGAAGGAGAACTCCAGTCAGCAGCAGGAGGTGAAACCCGAAGAGGCTTTCAAGCCGTTCTTCGACGAGTTCGCTCAGAAGGGCGAGCTGTCGCCCGAGTCCTACGAGAAGCTCCAGAAGGACTACAAGCTGCCAAAGTCCACCATCGACAACTACATTGCGGGCGTCCGCGCCCAGCAGGAAGCGATGACCACTAAGGTCTTCGAGTCCGTCGGTGGTAAGGACAACTACGAGGCGATGGCGCAGTGGGCCGGTGAGAACCTCTCCCCTGAGGAAATCAATGCCTACAACGAAGCCACTGCCAGCGGAGACGCCGCGAAGATCAACCTCGCCGTCTCCGGTCTTTATCAGAAGTTCACGTCTTCTGAAGGCCGTCCCGGTTCCCGCATTCGCGGTAACGGCGGCAACTCCAACGTGACTCCGTTCCGTTCCTCGCAAGAGGTCGTGGCGGCGATGCAGGACAAGCGCTACGCGAACGACCCGGCTTACCGCAAGGAAGTCGAGGACCGTCTGCGCGTGAGCGACGTGTTCTAAATACCGCGAAGCCTGTAGGCAGGCAAAAGAGGACGGAGAGCGGTCGACGCCGATTTGCTCCCGCTTCCGTCCATACGGTTTCATCGTCCAATGGCTAGGACACCCGCCTGTCGCGCGGGGAATGTGGGTTCGAGTCCCACTGGAACCGCCAATTTCTGCGTGGCGTAACTGACGCCCAGGCACAACCGCGGCCCTCCGAGGAGGACAACCCAACCGTGCGCAAGTAGAGGCCAAGCACGCAAACCAACCGTCCGCCTAGCGGACACAACAAACCTCCGTCCGAGCCACAACTCGGACACCAACGAAATCACCTGAACGTCAGGTGACTCGTCTCAGTGGCTAATGCCAATCCCTCCCGCCTCGGCCAAGTTAATGCCTCCGGCGACGACCGCGCGCTGTTCCTCAAGAAGTTCGCGGGCGAAGTTCTGACCGCCTTCAAGAACGCGACCGCCACTCAGGGTCGCTTCATGGAGAAGACCATCGAGAATGGTAAGTCCGCCAGCTTCCCGCTGACCGGCATCGCGCAGGCCGCGTATCACACGCCCGGCGTCAACATCCTCGATCAGGCCAACGGTCTCCTCAGCCAGATCAAGGGCAACGAGCAGATCATCAACATCGATGACCTCCTGATCGCCGCCACGTTCGTCGCCAACATCGACGAGCTGATGAACCACTACGAGACCCGCTCGATTTACTCGGCGGAACTCGGTAGCGCGCTCGCGCTCAAGTGGGACGGCAACGTCCTCCGCAAGGCCATCAAGGCTGCGCGCACCAACTCGCCCAAGGTCACGGGTCTGACGACCGCCGTGGGCTCCGTGCTCGCGAAGGGCGCGACCGTCGAGACGACCGCTTCGGTCCTCGCCGCCGCCATCGCCGAAGCCGCGGTGAAGATGGACGAGAAGAACGTCCCGCAAGAGGGCCGCTTCTGCTTCCTCCGCCCGGCGCAGTATTCGCTCCTCACGCAATACACCCCGGCGCTCGACAAGCAGACTGGTGGCTCCGGCTCCTACTCCGAGGGCACGGTCTACAAGATCGCTGGCATCGAGCTGGTGAAGACCAACCAGCTCCCGAACAGCAACGAAGCCTCGCAGGCCAGCGGCGACAAGAACGGCTACAACGCCGACTATTCCAACACGGTCGCGCTCGTCGCGCATCGTGCTGCCGCGGCCACGGTCAAGCTCCTCGACCTCGCGTTCGAGTTTGAATACAAGACCGAGCTTCAGGGCAACCTGATGCTCGCGAAGTATGCGGTCGGTCACGGCGACCTCCGCCCGGAGTGCTCGGTGGAAATCACCAAGGCCTAATAGCGGCCTGAATCAGGACTGAGCCCACGCTCGGTCCGACCCCTTTAGGGGCGGAATGAACTACGTCCCCCGTAGCCCTCGTTCCGCCCCTATTTTTTCTCATGCCTACTCCCGCCATGACTTCACGGCTCGACGCCGTGAACACCATCCTCACTGCCTCGGGCGAGCAGCCTGTTAGCGCACTCATCAATACCACGGCGGACGTGGGCAACGCGGAGAGCATCCTCGATGAAACCAGCCGCGACGTGCAGGCGCGAGGGTGGC